CCCGTCTACTGCTACCCAATTATCTTCATTCCATAAAGGGCTGCTTTGACTCGTGTTTAACCCAGTGTTAGTTGTTGGTATTTTTATTATGTTTCCCATTTTAGTTATTGTTGTATGTTTGGAATTGAGTAAAAGGAATGTCAGACTTTAAAACCGCTCCACTAGGCATTTTAAAATCTACCAAAGAGCCAGGCTCTTGTTGTGCGTTTATTAAAGCTGTTTCTAAAGTTAATTTATCGTGCTCAGTTATGTCTTTGTCAAAATCAAGTTCTAATCTCCATAGGTTATAAGTATTTGAATAATAAATTTTTATTCTACTAGAACTATTACCTTGATCACACCTGTAAGCTAATTTAGCATTTATTGGAAGTTTTCCTCCAGCTTCCCATTCAATGTTTAAAATCGGGTTTTCCATTTTCTAATTTTTTTAAATGTTAATAAAGTGGAGAGCGTTAACCCTCCACATTTATTTTGTAAAATGTATATTATGCTGTAAATAACACGAAGTTATTAGCAGCTTGAACACATAGACATCTTTCAGATAAGTAATGAACCTCCATAGCATCTAAAGATGATGTGTAAGCACCACCAACAGAACCAGTAATCCATGACTTCATTCTACGATCATCAGTTTCAGAAGCTCTATATCTTACATGTAAGAAAGGTCGTCTGATATTTGATCCTAACATTTGATCATATACTGTAGATGTTCCAGCTGGTATTAACACACCTTTAACGTTATCAACCATACCTCTAGTAGAAGCATCATTTAAGTATTTCCAGTCAGTTTTGTAAAAGTCATAAGAACCTCTTCTAAAACCTGAAAAACCAAAGTTAAGTGCCATTTCAGCTTCGTTATCGAATAAACCGAAAGAAGCAGCAGCAGTAGAAGCAAAACTTCCACCCGCCATAGAAGCAATCATGTCGTCAAAATCAAGAGCAGTAGCTCTATCTAAAAATAACATGTTTTCCTCAATAGCTCCTTGTAGATCTAATTGCTGTAAGATCTCATCAAAATCACCTAAAGCACCTGTTCCAGGGTTAGCAGCTCCAGCAAATCCTTGATACACATTACCTCTTTCTTCTATAGCAGAGAATAAACCTTGTGTACCTTTACCAGCATCAGTTGATGCAGCCAAGCCAGCAACAGCAGATCCAGTAGCAGCAAGTTCACCTTCAACCATTGACATTTCAAGATAATCTTCATATCTTAATCTAGTCTCTGATTCAGCTTTCATATACCACAAAAATCCAGATGTTCCGTCTTCAGTTGCAACTTCAACCCAACCAATTTGAGCAGTGTCAGAACCATTAACTAAATACTTATCTTTTATAATGATAGGTCTGTTACTGAACTGAGTTAATGTTGGAGTTACAGATCCTTCCATACCGAGTGTTCCTTTTGCGAAATCAGAACCATAAACAAATAGTTTAAGTGGATTTTCACTTCCTGTTCCTACAGCATTAAAGTTTGCAGCAGTATAACAAGCTCCATCAAAAGTATATGTTGTTGCATTACCTGGGTTTGGAGCACTGGTAACTAAACCTTTTAAAGTTACGCCATCAACTGGGTTGTGAACTACGAAAGTTTGATTCTTTCTAATAACTAATTCGCCCTCACCAGTTGGTAGTGTTACAGTGAATGTATTACCAGAACGTGTTACGTTATCATAACCTAAGTGTAGTCTATTTTGTTCAGACCAAATTACTTGATCCGATGTCATTGGCATTTCAGCGCCAACCATTCTTAAAAAACCTGATAACGTTCTGTTACCAAATCTTTCTACCTCTTGCTCGTAGAGCTCAGGTAGATATTGTTGTGCAAAATCAGCAAAGTTTTCTCCACCTTTTTCATTCCACTGTAAGTAGTTTGAAGAGAGAACCGACTGATCTTGAGTAGGTGTAAGTCCAGCATTTTGCTTTGTGAAATTTCCTAAAGCCATAATTTATTATTTTAAGTTTTGTTTATCGTTTTTATTTTTAGTTTATTACTATTTATACCATTGATTGCTTTTAATTTAAATCCTTTTATATGAATATCTTCAGGTGCACTTTGTCGTGCATCTTTATTTATATTTTTAGATTTAGCAACTACATCTTTAACAGCGTCGGCTTTACCTTGCTCATAAAAATGTTGTGCTATATTATCAGCATTTCTAGCGGCATATATAGCTTTATGATAGCCTTTAACATCAGTAACCTCTCCTTTATCATTTAAGAACTTCTTAACTACATTTGAAATGTCAGATTGAGCATTGGCAACATCTTCTGGATTATTAATACCATACCTAAACTTTTTTTCTCCTAAACTAAATTCAAAACCTTTGAAATCAGAGAAATATGTTTTGGTATCGTTTTTAAACATCTCATGTCGCTTTTGCGCTACCTCTTTGTCTTTGGAAAATTTGTTGAAAAACTCTCTCGCTTTTGTAAGTTCGTTGTTTACTGTAGGCCTCAACTTGATTTCTTCGTAATACTTATCTTTTAAACTATCTAAAAACGTTTTCGCTTTTGCAACCTCTTCCTTTTTTGCGAGTTTTTTTCGACGTATCTCTCGCTCTTCGTCGTAATCTTCTTCCACCTTAAAATTCTCTTCCATTATAAAGTCAATTTCATCAGGTTCTAAGTGTGGTTTAGTATTTTTATAATATTCTTTTAACAGTGTATCATCATCAACATTACTGTAATCAGCATTTAATCTAATATAATCCTGCATGTTACCACCTGTTTCTTCCATAAACTGTACCAGCTTATTTACACCTTCTGGTAATTTTTGTTTTTCTTCAACAACCACCTCAGGTTCTTTAATATCTTCTTCGCTTGATATTTCTTCTATTACAGGTTTTGAATTTTCCTCAACTAGTTCTTCGGCATTCCGTACTTCTTCAACCACTTCTTTGCCACTTGTCTCGTCTTTCTTTTCTTCGACAACAACATCGCTATTGCTTGCTTCTTGTGCTTGAACGGCATTTTCTTCAGTTTTTGTTTCTTTATTACTTAGATCTATTCTAGCTGTAGCTTTTGAGTTGTTAGCTAGTTTTTTAGGTCTACCTTTTTTCTTTTTCATTTTAAACTCACCTTCTTGAGGTGTGTTTTCTATTTTGTTATTTTCCATGATATGATATTATATAATTATTGTATTGTTACCGTTTACTACATTTGTGGAATTTGACCTCCTAGTTCTTCCGTTAACGGTGGTCCTTGGTTTTGAGTAGCAAAGTCAGTTGGTAATAAACCGTCTTGTCTTTGCTGTATCATAGCGCTTTGTTGAGTAGCTTCCATTTTTGATCTTTGATCTTTACGATCTTCAATCATTTGCTCTCTATTAACGTCTTTTTGTAAATTTATTTGAGCTAGTTGTTTATCAAACTCGAATTTTTGCTGAGCTAAAGTTAGTTGATTTTGTAGTTCAGCACCCATTTGTTGTATCTTAAAATCAGACTTACCTTTCTCTAATTGTAACTCTGTTTGAGCTATAGCTTCTCTCTTTTGTACTTCATACATAGCAGCTTTTTCAGCTGACTCAGCGTTTGCTTGAGCCTGCGACTGAATCATTCTTTGTTGAGCTTCTTGATCTTGTTTAGCTTTTTGTCTTCTTTTAAGCTTTAATAATTGATTAGCTAATCTAAGATTATGTATGTTTCGTATGTCAATAGCATCTTCAAGATTTATTTGATTACCTTTTAAAGCTATTTCAATATTTTGTTCTAATATTTGTTTATCTTCTTCATCTGGCTCTAAGTCTAGAAAAATACCAAAATCATAAAGATGTAAATCTTTTATTTCTTCTAAAGTAGCAACGTTGTATAAACTTATACTATTTACTAGTGACTCGTTAGTTAGTTCAAACTCTAAAGAATCAGCAACTCTTAAAGCTACATTTTCACAAGTTTTTAATGTGACATACAAACCTGCATCTAATATATGTCTAGTTGCAACGTTTGATTGAGCAACAGCTAGTTTTTGTAATCCTAATAAAGCATCTTTATCTGGGTTACTACCATCTCTAGCTTCGTTAAGCCCGGTTACATCTCTTATCATTTGTAAATAATACTGATAAGTTTGTATCAAACTTTGTATTTTAGCTTGGTGAGCTGAAGTTTGTAATTCCTGTATTGGCACTCTGCCAGGGTTCATATCACCATCCTGTGTCATTGATCTACCAACAATGCTACCAGTTTGGAAATACATGTTTAAAGCTTCACGAGGGTTGTAACTAGTTCCATTACCTAAATCAACCTCTGCTAAACCGTCTACGTCTAAATAAACACCATCAGGAACCATCCTAGCTAATACCTGCTGTAACTTTAACGATGTTAACTGTATCATGTCACCGAAGGTTATCATACGCTCAACTAAAGATGTTATTCTACCTTTATACATTGAAGGTGCACATAGAGTATAATTCATATTAACCTTGCAAAGATTAGAATTAGGTCTAGTCATATTTTCAGCAACTTTCCAATCTAACATTATTGGATGTCCTAGTATTTTTGCACCATGGTAAAGAACCTCTATAGACCTACTTACTCTTTCAAAACCATCATTTGGTGGTGGAGCAAAAGTATCTGGTTTTTCCAAAGCCTTCTCTAATCCATTAGCTGTTTTCTTTATTTTAAATACTTGGTCACTATATGTTTTGTATTCAAAATATAAAACCTGTATTGTATCACTATCTCTATTTCCCCTGTAACTTCTTCTGTAGTTAGTATTACCAGGCATTTTCTGAATTGTTTCTAATTCTTCATTTGTTATGTTCGGAAACTGCTTTTTAAGTTCTGGTAGTGAAATGTTTTTCACCTCACCTACATAATATATATCTTCAAAATTAGGATCATCAGTATATGAATAAACAACGTTAACTGGATCTACATAGTCAACAACAACACCTTCTGATTTGTTCCAAGAGGTTTTAACAACACCGATACCAAGTTCAACTAAATCCCTGTAAAGCCTTCGTTTAGTTAATTCATATTTATTTCTATCTAGTGTGTTATTAATAACTTCTTCTTCAGCTATTTCTACAGATTGTTTATAATCTAGTTGTAAGTGTATTTCAAGTTCTTCTTCATTTTCAGGAGGGTTGCTCATGTTTTTAACTTCAGATATATCAACTCCCATTTGAGCTTTAACCTCTTCTATAAAATCTCTAGTAACTATATTTTTATGAAGTTTTTCAGCATAAGCTGTTCTCTTTCTTTGAGAAGCTGGATCCTGAGCATAAGCTTTTATGTCATATATTTTTTCTGACATACCGTTAACTACTATATCTACAAACTTAGGTATAATTGCTACAGGTGTCCAATCTAAGTTTAAGTAAGACAAATCACCATCAATAGCCATTTCATCTTTGTATTTTTGTATAGACTGCTCTGCTCTAGCATATAGCCTTCTTCTATGAAACACATTGTAATTATTTGTATATCTAGCTCCGCCAACTCCAGCAGCCCACCACTCTCCCTCAATGGCTCTGCCTACTTGCAAACCATAGTCAAGTGTCATTTTCTCTTCTTGGGGAACTACCTGATCAGGAAAGGAACTTTGTGTATTAGTGTAAATCATTTATTATGTTATTTTTGAAGTTACTCCGTCGTTGTCATATCTTTTAAAACCTAAATCAATGCTCTTAACTTGTCTTTTTAAGTTTGGTTTGTATTTATTTTTATTACAAGCCATTATTGCTAAGCCAGAACTAATAGAAGCATCGTGTTTGGTTCTTTTGTTTATATCAAATTGTGACCAATCTTCTAAAGTACGCTGATGATACATATCTCCGTATCCAGACTCTCTCAAGCCTACAAAGTCTTCTATATAGGCTTCAATAGCTGCAGCATGAACTTGTTTAATATCTTCACTAGAGTTTGGTATACCACCTATTTCTTTTTCCGCTATAGAAAGTTTATTCCAAACTTTGTCTGGCCTGTTAATACTAAACTGCCTGTAACCTCTTCTTTTTAAATAGTACAATAGTCTTGGTTTGTTATTTTCAGCTAGTATAGGCATTCCATAAAAAACCAAAGCCATTAAAACGTCTTCAAAAAATATTTCAGCTGTTTGAGGTCTAGCTATGTATTCTAAAAAAAAGTGATTAGGAGGCGCATCTTCTAAAGAAAACTTTGTTAATCCATGTAACGCTCCTTTAGAACCACGACCGTCAACAGTACCGCTAATATCATAAGAATCACAACCGAATGCTCCAATATGCTCGTTACCTGGTTGTTTAACTCCATTTTTATTAATTACATTATTTTGTAAATCCAATGGCGGAACCCAGCTTACATTAAACCTACCATTTTTAGAAGGTAAAAAAACAACGCTAGTGTCTTTAATACCTTTTGACCATTGAAAATTACCAATAGTAGTTTGCACTGTATTATTTAATTCTTCATTAAAATCTATTTGCTCGTATATTTTAGTTAAATTAAATAATGAAGATTTAATTTCATCTCTGAAAGCGTGTTTTTCAGTTCTTGGAAATTGCCTGTAATATTCATTTAAACTATCAGGATCATCCTTTAATCCATCAACTTCGTTTTCCCAGTGTTCGATAACTCCAGTTGTAACTTCAATACCGTCAACTCCGAAAGTTTTATTTTTCGGCGTAACGAATACAGGTGATCCAAAAGTATCCATGAATCCTTCGTAGTTCCATTCCATAGGGATGAATAAAGAATACAATCCAGAAGCTGTTTGTCCGTTTTTATTTCTTCTTGTAACGCTTGAACTGTCGTATAATTTTTTGAAATTGTTTCCACCTTTTTCTAAAGCATTTGAAGTTGAACCCATCATACATTTACCTACGATTCTACGACCTAGTCTTAATGTAGTTTTTGTAACTCTCCAGTTGTTTAATATATTATCAGGTCTTTCCCATTTACCACTTTCATCATGAGCTAATAATTTTAGCTTTTCACCATCGTAAGAGTTGTCACCAGTATTTTTCCAGTCAATAGTTGTATCTAAGCCTCTTAATTCTTTTAACTTTACATTATCATCTAGTTTACGTCTAGTAAGTTTTGAAGCTGGAACCCTATATGCCAATTCAGTCTTCGGCCTATCCATACCATCTTGAATCGGTTTGAAGAAAAATGGATAATTAACGGATATTGGAACAACTTTATCTGTAAACATTTTCTTTGCATCTGATCCAGTTTTTGAAAGTATACCAAACCTAGCATCTGAAGATATTGTTGCTTGGTTAACAAGTTCAGCTGAGGACATAAATGAAAACCCAGATCTTCTGTTTTTAAGGTAGCACATTCCGTAACACCTGTTATCTGCTTTACATGCTTCCCAAAATATAAAGAATAATCTATTTGCTTCCCTGTAATCGGCTGCGCCAACGTCGATCTTTGACCATTGTAAGTACATGTAATGAGTACCAGTAATATAAATAGGAGTACCATTATTATAGAACCAGTAACCTTGTTCTCTTCTTTTAAACTCTGCATCTATGTAATCGTACCACTTTTCTTTAAATTCTGCTGGGTATTCTTCCCAGTCGAATCTACTTTTAATTCTACTTAGTTCTTTTGGGTACTCTTGTTTTTCCCAATATTGCTCCGCTTTTTCTTCACTTCGTTTAAACGGTTCATCTGTTGCTGGTAAAGCAATCCTGAGATTCTGTATTTCAATGATTTGTCCAATTTTTCCAGTTTTACTTATTACTATAAAATCATAATCAGAGTTATAACCATACTCCCATTTTTTAAACCTATTATTTTTAGAAAATATTTTATCATTAACAGCATTGTCAACTTTTTTCCACAGTGATTGTATGTAAGTCATTTACTACGCCCTTCCGCAAAACCTCTAAAATTTCTTTCTTCTTTTTCTTCTTTTGGTTTTACACTTAACTTATCTTCTTCTTCTTGAATTCTTGTT